CTTGACGGATACCAGCGCGAACGGCTTCCTTGAGGCCACGAAGTACACCAAGTCGCTCGACCTCCTCAACGGAGAGATCGGCGCGTACGCTGGTGTCCGCTTCATGGTTTCACCAAACGCGGCAATCTTCGCCGGTGCAGGCGCAAGCTCTGCAGACGTCTACTCGACGTTTGTCTTCGGGCCTGATGCCTACATCGTCGGTGATAGCCAGACGCTCCAGAGCTACTTCGTAGCTCCGGGCGGCGACCACAGCGATCCAATCGCTCAGGTTGCAACGCTTGGCTTCAAGATGCGATTCGGCGCGATCCTTCGCGGTGAAGGCACGACTGGTGACTTCGATGGTTCAAACACCTCGACTGGCCAGCCTCGCTACCTCCGCTTGGAGTCGACGGCGACCACGATCTAGAGTTAGATAGCTGCGGGGGAGGGGCTTCGGCCTCTCCCCCAAAGCGTCAGGAGATCACATGGCAATAACACTAGGTGCACTAAGAACAATAGTACGGCGGGATCTCAGGGATTCCGGCGCTACCCAGACGTGGTCGAATGACGAGCTCAACGACATGATCAAGTGGGGTACGCAGGAGGTTTCCAGGATTCGCCCACAGGAGATCTATGAAACCGCATCCTATACTGCTCCGGCTGTCGGAGCTTTCTTTACTATTAACACACTCACGCTGGACAGCGTTTACCGCGTGGACGCTTATAATGCTGGGGGCAAGCTACTGCTTACGGTCCCTTACTCGATTTCTTCCGACGCTAACGGTGGATGGGACTTCATCAATGGAGTCCTGCACATGCCACAGTATTTCGTCTTGCCTAACAACTGTACACTGCGGGTGTTTGGATACAAGCACTATACCCAGCCCACGACTGACGCGTCCTCTATCGAGCTCGACGACGATGCTATTAACGCCGTGCGTGCCTGGGTCGCCAAAGAAGCAATGTTCATGCTGATCTCCGACCGAGTCCGTTTCCAGCAGTGGGCGGTTGCGTCGGGCGCATCGGACACCAACAGCATTCAGCTGGCTCAGCTGTACAGCGCAGCAGATCGACGATGGGAGAGGATCTCTCGAGCAGTACGCCGAGTTCGCAAGACACCGGGGGCTTAAATGGATCTATCACAGGCAGTCACAATAGAGCTCCCGGGCCAGGCGGCCCTGGACCTCAACAGCGTACGAGACCCCAATGCCGTGGGGTCCGCACCTGTTTCTGGGTACAACATCGAAAGCGTAGACTTCTCCGACGTAGGCGTCACTGCCTTCTCGGAGGACACCCCACAGGTAGACGGCATCGACAGCTACGACGCCTACCTTGGCGCACGGCAGATCTCTATGATTGTAGGGGTCTACGGAAGTAGCTACGGGGATTTCTGGGATAAGATCACAGAGCTGAACTACGCACTCCAGCCACGACCAACCTTCGCCACTGGTCAAGCGTTCCCTGACGATGGGTTCAGGAAGCTCTCGTTCAGCCAGCTCAAGGCGGCTGGTTCGTACAGCCTGTACATGAAGGTTAGGCCAATGGCCCTGCCACGATTTGTCACTGAGGCTGGTGCTTCAGCTGGGGATGCAGACCGTGGGTACGCCGTGCGCGTGCGGGTCGTGCTCATGGCAGAAGACCCATACAAGTACTTCGCAACCCCAAGAGTGTTCACCATTACCGGGTCCGGGACTATCTCCGTCATCAACGACGGGAAGACGATTGCCTGGCCAACAGTAGCGTGGAGCAACACATCGACCTTCAGCCCGCTACGCGTAGAGCTGGGGACAGATAGCGTAGCGTTCACTAAGGCCGGGGGTTTCGGGTCAAACTTCTCTGTCGACTTCAAGACATGCGTGTCAACGCAGACCAACTATCTGACAGAGTATGAGTTCTTTGCCATCCCGCCTGGGACGTCCACCGTGACGGTCACAAGCGGCGCTGGGGTAACATGCACGATCACGATTAACGAGGCACTGCTTTGAGCCGTAAGTTCCAGGTACTAATCCACGACTCCACTGGCGTAGACTTCGCAAGGGGAAACCTTGTTGCGGTCATACAGGACGCCAGGGATATCGGTGTCCAGCTGTACGCCAACGATACTGGCTCAGCTTTCTTCACCCTGCCTGTGGATCACCCGGTCCTTCCTCTTATCGTGCCGCTCGAGCAACAGTACACTATCCAGAGGCAGAACGATGCCGGGGTGTACGAGACCATCTCTGGTGGCTTTATATCCGACTACGACGCCAGCGACCAGGAGGTAGTCATCTCCGGGGTGGACTACATGACCGTCCTGTCCCGGTACTACACCCCTCTTGACGGCCCGCCCGCAGGGGCCCTAGCCATTGACATGGCTGACTCTGTAGTGCAGATAGCGCAGGAATACGATGAGAGCTACAAGGAAGAGCCAGACCTTGTACCAACTGCTGGAGCAGGGGACCCTGAGGCTGGGCAGATCAACGCCTACAACAACCCAGCTGGGTTCCCAAACGTTGGAACTAAGAACCAGATCACAGTTACACAGGACGACGCTACTGGCACCATCAGCGTGTCAGGCAACCTGTACATTGTCCGCCGAGCCGGGAACACAAACAAGGTAACGCTAAGCAAGGGCGCCGGGCATATAGTCGGAGGGGGCCCAGCGCTAACCGCTGTCGGGTTCATCCTTTACTCGGACCCGGGCGGGGCATGCGCATTGGTGATCGGAGGGTTCCCAAACGCATCACCTTACAATGAAGTGTATTTAAGTGGGGCTCCAGGAACCGGAGACGTGGTAATCACGTTCCGTGTAGACCTGCCGTACGTAGGTAACGGGGTCCCAAGCGGTACGCCTCCAGGCAGTGCTGCAATCGGACGGACATCACCTGTAATATACAAGGGCGTGCCGTATAAGTTTGCTGTCCACCCGTTCCTCGTTGCCAACTTTGTTCGATATGAGAATGCGGATAACACGAACAACGTTTACTACACTGACGTGGACCCAACCACTGGTGCGCTTAAGAGCAATTCTACTGCAGCTGGTACTCCAGCTTTTATTGTAAAGGATGATCCGTTGACACCAGGTCCAAAAAAGACTTTCCAGATCCGTATGTGGGGAGACAAGTCTGACTACACCACGTCGGCTACCACCTCAGGCATCAAGCGCAAGAACCTACCTGACATCATCACAGACATGTACCCGAAAATCATCGACCGCACGGCTGACTACACCGACTCGGTAGGCACGCTCCCGAAGGCGCTGATTGCCTGGCAGCCTTCGGTCAATCACGTCAACTCCGGATCAAGCACAACCCTGCACCCATACATCACATTTGGACAGGACCCAGTGGAGTTCTTCCGTGAGGCGGCAGACTTGGAGACAGGATCTAGGGGTGGCACAATTGGTGTCAACCCGGCAAAGGTTGTTTTCAACTACTACGGTGTGCCGAGCGGTACAGATGGTCAGCTGACCTTCAACCACAACGTAAGTGCCAGCCCAGCCCATACCTATGTGTACCCTGGACAGATCAAGTCATACAACTTCATCAACAAGCGCAGCGTGCTGGCCAACTCAGTCCGGGTTCTGCCGACTACCGACTTCCTGGTTGGCGCTAGCTCAGACGCACCATCTGGTGCAAGGACCAAGGGCGTCGTCAAGAGCGACCGAACCTTGCCGTACGCTTTGCCACACGTCGAGGCGCAGCCTGGGTTCATCAATACACAGGCAGCAACCAACTACGCACAGGGCGTACTCAACGACAGGGGCACGGCTGATGATACCAAGATACTTTCTGTTGCCATGCGCTCTGGCGCCGTCCCTCCAATTGGCGCAACCGGGGGACCGAAGCTTGGTGAGACAGTTCGGCTAATCGTCCGGAGGAAAAACGTCGATGTCAGCGGGGCCAACTCAATAGCCACGACCTACAACATTGGCGGCATGCAGTATATGGCAACCATAGACGGACATGAGGATATCTCATTTGACTTCGTCAAGCCTTCCAAGTTCAAGGGCCCTGGCATCAGCTTCGACATGCCGATGACCAAGTACGCCGAGCGCAGGGACACGAGGGTCCCTCAGGATAACACGAAGAAGAAG